AGAACCCAAGAGGTTTCTTTTGGAACCGTGGGTCGTTTGCGAACATCGATGATGCAGTCGCTGCGATTCACAAGTGGGATCAAGAGCAAGACACGACTTTGTACTTCGGCGTTGGAGCGTTTGCGAACCACGCATACATTGGTGACAATGGAAAACGTAAGTGGTACAGAACACAAGAAAAAGCTACGCTGTTTAAAACATTAGCGCTTGACTTAGACATTGGTGAAGACAAGCCATACGCAACACAGAAAGAAGGCTGGACTGCGCTGAACGCAGCGCTTAACAAAATAGGTATGCCGACACCGATGATCGTCTCGTCGGGCAAAGGTTTGCATTGCTACTGGCCGCTGACACAATCGATCAGCACCGCGCACTGGGTGAAGGCATCAACAGCGTTGCGTCTTGCGCTTGAAGAAAAAAATGTAACGATTGATACGTCGAAGATTCACGACCCTTCGATGGTGCTGCGACCAGTTGGTACGCATCACAAAAAACAAACTCCATGGAAGTTAGTCGAGTGCAAGTTAGACTCACCTGACTATGACCCAGTGCAGTTGTTCACTGTGTTAAAGCCTTGGTTTGGCAAAGTAACTAAGGCTGCACCGAAGCGCGTGTCGAAGGGCGCAAGCAGTGTGTTGTCGGCAGTCACTAACTCGCGTGATGTGCGTATCGAGATCGTCGCTCAGCATTGCAAACAGATCGCAGCACTCGTCGCATCAGGCGGTGTGACAGACGCAGCAGGTAATCCAGTTACAGAACCGCTGTGGCGCGCGTCCGGTGGCATGGCTAAGCATGCAGTCAATGTTGAAGAAGCGATCATCATGCTGGCAGGTAAGCATCCAGACTTTGACTTGCAAGACAGCATGGCGAAGATAGATGGATGGCGTGGCACTGGCCCTACAACATGCGCGAAGTTCGAACAGCTGTGCGCCGAGGGTTGCAAGGGGTGCCCACACAAAGGGAAGATCACTAGCCCAGCGCAGTTAACGTCATCGACTACCAGCACGGTTGAGGTCAGCGGCGAGGAAGCTATCGAGCTAGAGTTGCCACCGCCGTACGTAGAGCGAGACGGGAAGATATTTAAAGAGATCAAGATCAAGACTGAGGGCAAGGACGCGAACGGCAACGCCGTTGATATAGAGACTACTGACTGGGAGCTAACGTCACCGTACCCGATGCACGTCACAGGCGTGTACAAGGATTTTGTATCTGGCAAGTCTACGTTCAGATTAGCGATCAGATATCCGATGATTGGCTGGAAAGAAGAAGACCACGAGCTTGCAGTGATCGCAAGTATCGGCAAAGAGTTTTCTACCTTCCTACTTAATAGGCAGGTGTTCAGTGTCAAAAACGCGGGGATGCAAGAAAGACTACGGGGTTATTTGATGGACTACTTAACCATGGTGCAGAACCAAGCACCGACAGGCATTGATTTTATTGCGTTCGGATGGCAAGACGATGGCTCGTTCTTGTGCGGCGAAAAGATTATCGGCTCACCTACGGGCGCAACTGATCGCAGACTGCGAGGTCCTGCTGCGCGTTACGCTGAGATCATCAAGCCACACGGCTCACGCGATGAGTGGGTCAACGCGATGCGCATGCTGAACAATCCCGGCACGGCACCAATGCGCGCGGCTGTTATGCTGGGTACAGCAGGGGTCTTGGGTAAGGTTGCAGGTAACAGCTGCTTGGTTGTGTCGATCTACTCCACAGAAACAACGACAGGTAAGTCGCTGTCGCTGATCGCTGCCAACAGTTTGGTCGGTACACCACGTGACTTGATGCTGAATAAGAACGATACGTCGAACGCGCTGTACAAAATTCGTGGCGTACTGAATAACTTGCCATGCACCATCGACGAGTTAACCACTGCCAAAGACGAAGACATGGCTGACTTGGCTTATGACCTGAGCCAAGGCCGTGAGAAGATCGCCATGAACAAAGAGCGGGAGCTGCGTGAGCCGGTGAGGTGGGATGGGCCTACGCTGATTACGACCAACTTCTCGCTGCATCAGAAGTTCGAGAACGTGCAGACAAGCAACGACCCGCTGAAGGCTAGGACACTGGAGCTACATCACCACGACCGGTCGTTCATCAAGCCTGACGAGACGGGTGGCAACAACGGCAACCGGTTCTTTGACATGGTGGCTAAGAACAATGGCTGGGCAATGCCTGAGCTAGTCTCCGCAGTGATCGACTTGGGTGGACCTGAAGCTGTGTGGGCTAAGGGCGAAGCGGCGTTCATGAAGAAATTCAACTTCGTCTTCGAGCCGCAGGAGCGATTCTTCCGCTCAAGCATTATCAGCGCATGGACAATGAGCAAGATTGCCGAGAAGCTAGGGCTGTTCCCGTTCGACATAGAGGGCACCACCAAGTATCTTCTCGACCACGTGTTGAAGGTGCGCAAGGAAATGATCGACGCTAAGCCGGATGTGTTCGACACCATCGGCCAGTACTTGCAGGAGCATAACGACCGGCTGATCGAGGTCACAGAAATCTACGGCTCAGGTAAGGAACAGGTGCAGATTCCTGCCCCAGAACGCGCTGTGGCGCGCCTGAAGGTAGTCTACGACAGCACCACACCAGTCATGCCCGGAAGCGTCCTAGCGATCAATCTGACTCTGTTTAAGCAGTGGCTGAACAAGACACGAGACAGCATCGACCGCGTGGTACGGGAGCTACATGATAACAACGCGTTGATCTCTGCGCGGGACCGAGTTACTATGTTCAAGGGGTGCCATAACAGAAACCCCGGGCAAGCCCATTGCCTAATTATTAACGTGAATCACCCACGGTTCGTAGACGCGATTACCAGCACCACGGCACGGCAGCAAAGCCCTGTTACGTTGGCGGTGTTGCAAGGCTCAGCGAGCTAGGAGATCGACATGGCACGGAACTATAAGACCGAGTACCAGAATTATCAGGGTACTGAGGAACAGAAGAAGAATCGGGCGAAGCGCAACGCAGCGCGTCGCGAGATGGAACGTAAGGGCGTGGTATCAAAGGGAGACGGCAAAGACGTTGACCACAAGCGCCCCATCGTTAAAGGTGGAGGTAACGGAAACGGGAACCTACGTGCAGTACCCGCTTCCGCCAATCGCTCATTCCCAAGAAACAAACGAGCCGGGATGAAGTAATTACTTCTTCGGCTTAGCCGAAGATTTCACAGCTTTGCCTTTCGAATGGGCAACCATCTTCTTGGCAGCAGCTTGTGAAATCTTCATCTTCTTGGCGAAAGCTGGATCGTGCGCCGCAGCCCGCATAGTGCGGGCTTGCTTTTCAGATGTGAACGGCATTACTTCTTACCTTTCTTCATCATCTTTTCCATTTTCTTTTCTTTGGATTCCATGCCCTTGGATTCCATCTTCTCGTGTTTCATCATAGCGGCTTTGTTTGGATACTTCTCCATACCGCCGTACTCTTTGATCATCTTAGGTTTGCCTGCCTTTTTCATTTCTTGGCTCCTTTCATCTTCATAGCGCATACGCCCATCTTGGCGCACTTAGCTGGAGTGGGGCATCCTTTGCAGGGCTTGAATGATGCTGGCTTAGCTTTCATTACTTCCTCCTTGCGGCTCTCATGTTATCCACGAGATTAGGGTATGGACGGCCAGCTTTCTTGGCCGCTGCTTTAGCTGACGCCTTCTTTGCAGGTGACAGCTTTTTGGGTTTCCCCAAATCGGATGGGCGAGGTTGTTCCCAGACAGGCTTTTTCATGTTAGTTCTCGTTCATTATCTTTAATGTATTTTACCCATTCAGGTGCGTCTACTGCCGCGTACAAATATTGCGCGGCAAACTCTAGCAACATAGGATCATCTCTAAAGTGCCCAAGTCCTCTGTTACAATGATTACACAACAGCCCACGTATTTCACCCGTCGTATGATCGTGATCGACAACAAGTTTTTCTTCCACGCCACAAATTACACACTGTGTAACTGACTGCTTTAATTCTTTTAGCGCTTCATCAGAAATAACAGAGCGAAATTTGCCGCGATTTATGCCGCTTCTGTACGTAGCACGGCACGCACGGCACCAACTATCTAAGCCGTTACGTTTTTTGTTGTGTAAAGGAAAATACTCCGGCGACTCCGGCTTACTTTCCTTACATCTTGTACAAGTTAGCAATTCCATGCTTTTAACGACAACGCTTTACGTGTTGGTCGTCCTTTTTCATCCTTCATTGGCCCCGGCATCCCAGACATTCTGGCGCAAAAAGAATCACGACGCGCCGCGTCCTTCTTTGTTTTAGGGTTTGGTGCAGGGGGCTTTAGCCCCGGCTTGCCGGGGTTAGCTGCGTTGTACGAAGCACGACCCTTGGCGTTCAGACCGCCCTTCGGGTTCTGCCCTTCCTTGCGCTGCCATGCAGGAGTCTTAGCCATCATAATTCCTCGTCAAGTTCTTCGCCACGAACTTCAGCAATCCGGCGCTCCATACGTTCTCTGAGGACTTCCAATTCCTCGTCGAGTGCGTCGTAGTCTGGGTAGCCTTTGCTGTACTCTTCCCTCTTAGCCTTGCGCATAGCGGCTTTGAAGTCTTTTTCGATGCCCTTGACTACCTTGTCCTGCACAATCATGGACTCATCGACATCGTAATCATACGCCTTAAACCCAAGCATCCGAGCAAAAACTAGGTTGCTGGGCATAGCCCCTGTGACACCAGCTTTCTCGTCTTTAATGTCGAGGGCTTTGTCTATGTTGCGGCTCGACACTGCTGGGGGCATAGCCAGATCGTAGCTAAACTTGGCTGAGTTCAGCAGCTTGTCCCACTCTGAGTCGGTCGGCTTGTGAATCGCTTTGCCGGTGTATGGGTCAACGCCGAACAGCAAGCCAGCGGCTGCGGTCAGATATGGACCGCCCGGAGTAACAGCTGCGGGGACCCACGATTGGCCCATCAGACCATTCGGCAAACCTTTGGTCATCGACGCGAACGGCACATAGTCACCCAGCTTGTAGTACACAGGGTTCTGCGCGTCGCCGAACGGCAACCGGATAAACATGTGTGGACCCATGCCGAAGAACATACGTTCGCGCATATACTCAGGACCAGCTTTACGTAGCTCATCGTCATCATCCCCAGCCATAGCAGCCAGCGCGACTTCGATCAGGTAGTACGCAGCTATGACGTTGGCGATTTTCCATGGCTGGTGCAGCGCCATACGAGCGAGAACCGGTGTGATTGCGTAGGTCCACGATACGAACGGCAGGACTGACTGACGTAAAACTTTGACCGCCTTGGAGTCGATGTCGTAGTCAAGGAACGCCTTGCGGGCAAACGTACCTGCGGCCTTTAGTTGCTCAGGAGTTGCAGTGGCTGTGCCTTCTAGGTTCTGGAGATCGCCAGCTTTGGTCAAGAACGCAGCCAGACGGAACACGTTATCTTCGGCAGCGTATGTCTCGGTAGCGATGTCATCCAGCTTTTTAGCTTTACCAGCTGCTAGCTGAACTAACTTCTGTGCCTTCGACTTCTCGTAGCCAGCAAACGCGGACAGACGCTTCATCAACGA